CATATCTGCAAAATCCATAGCGTTATTCTTTTACTTCTTCAGCTTCTTCAACAATCTCTTTATAAGAACCGTCTTTTAAGTCGATATTAATTTTACCATACTTACCTTCTAGTTCTTCTTTTACTTTGTTACTTTCTTCTTGCACTTGTGCATAAGCGTGTAACAGTCCGTGCTTCTGTACTTCTAAAGTACCTAAGTCGTGTTTGATAGCAGAAAACTTCTTTTCTGACTCTAATAATGATTCTAATTCTTCTTTACTAATTTTTGACATTTTATTAAATTTATAGTTCTATACAAATATATTAAATTAATCCCAGTCAGGTCTTAATGTTTCATCTACTGGATTCTTTTTTAGTTCTATTTGTTTATCTAAGTTTTCTTTCATACTGTCAACATCTAATCCTGACTCTAACCATCCAACTACATCTTCTTTAGTTAAATCATCATAAGAGATAAAAGGATTTTCAGGATTGTATTGTACTCCTAAAGTACCTATTGAACTTGCTGATACAGGTTCTTCTGAATCATCTTGACCTATAAAAGACCAATGTATTGTGTATATTACATTGTCTAAGTCGTTTTCGTGGATTTTAGCATCTAATGCGTTTATTCTCCAATTGTAAGTATTTGCCATTTTAATTATTTATTTGAGTTTTTAGTAATTCTACTTCTGCTTTTAGTTCTTGTATTGCTTTTACTAAAATTGTATTCATTTTTGAATAAGCTATTGACTTCATTCCTTCTTTATCTTCGCTTACTAATTCAGGTAAAATTTCTTCAACTTCTTGAGCAACAAAACCAATTTCATTTTCCTTAAACCCTATTTTATTATATGAAACAGGATTTAATTTATTAACTATTTCTAATTGACTTTTTAAAGGTTTTATATTTTCTTTTATTCTAACATCTGAACCCTCTGTTAAAGTACCTGCAATAGTTATATTTCCATTAGCTCCTGTCATTTCTATTGTATGTGTGCTACTACTATTATATAATTGAAATCTACCAGAGTTATTTTCATTTCTTAAAAACCATAAATAGTTTGTAGTAGAACTTTTACCACTAAACGCTTGATTATGTGAAAATGCTTGTACCTGTAATAATTCTGAAGTAGCAGCTGAATTACTTCCAACTGTTACATTTCCAGAACTGTCTATACGCATTCTTTCTACTGCACCACCTACTGCATTATAAGTAGCTGTACCAAATACTAAAGCACCATCTGGTAAAGTTCCATTTCCTGTTTCATTTACAGAATTTATAAAGGATGTTATATAAGGTGCGTTTCCAGATGGGTCTCTTGTCCAATATTCAATACCACCTATTTTATCTCCTACATCCCAATCACTTGACGTTGTGTTATTTGTTATTTTCATAACAGGAGCATTTGTTGCAGGGTCTCCACCAGCACCATTACCTGCTTTTATTTCAAATATTTCATCAAGAGTTGCTGTACCTGTTCCAATTCCTACTCGACCAGAACTGTCTATACGCATTCTTTCTGTAAGTGTTCCACCATTAGCTGTTGTAAAAGTCATACTGTAAGCATTACCATAACTATTATCATCCACAACATTTATAATACCTTGTGTTCCTGTACCCCCTGGAGTTGAGCCATCATTAGACTGCCATTCAATACTTCCTAATGATTCTCCTGTTGAAACAACATTATCTGTACTTGTTAAACGAAGAATAGCAGAACCACCTGCTCCTGATATTTCAACTTTTTTGTCAGGCGAATCAGTTCCAATTCCTACGTTTCCATTAAAAATTGAGTCTCCATCTCCTTTTATTGAAAGTGCAGAAAGATTAGTTCCTGTTCTAAAATCTGCTATTGTATAAGAACTTGTTGTTCCTCCTGTTTGTACCCATAAAGCAGCAGTTGTTGCAGTTTGTTGAACTTCTAATTTACCACTTGTAGGATTTGTTTGATTAATTCCTACGTTACCTGAACTGTCTATACGCATTCTTTCTGTGCCTACTGTTTTATCAGTAATAACAAAATCATCACTTGAATTAGACTCAAGTCTGTAATTATGACCACCTGTACAATTTATATCTATTTCTGCAGATGATGCATTTGTAAGCGTTAAATTATTTGATGCTGCAATAGTAGTATCAGAACCCATTGAAACTCTTCCGTTTGCGTGAACACGCATTCTTTCTGTGTTATTAGTCCACAATTTCATTATATTATTAACTGCATCTAATTGAAATCCTGCTCCTATTGTAGTGCTTCCTGCTGAAGGGTTTGCATATAAATATTTATTTCCGACTAACTGAACATCTCCCCCACTTGTAATACGCATTCTTTCTGTGCTTTCAGTAAAAAATCTTATAGGTCTTGTTGCACCTGTTCCACTTGTATTTCCTATTTGTAAACCTTGGTCTTCTTTAATAAAACTACCATCATCCCTTATTAAATAAGAATTTGAACCAGTTACTTTTACATCTCCTGCAAAAGTTGCGTTTTGTGATGTGTCTATTTCTAAAGCAGTAGTTTCAACATTACTTGAGTTTTTAGTAGCAAAAGTTAATTTGTCAGTTGACGAACTTGCATAAATACTTGCTGCGAAATCTGGTGTTCCATCTGTCCAAGCTATCTTATTACCCGAACCAGTTCCTTGTGCTAAATTTAATCCATAAGCAGGTGTTTTTCCTGCTACACCTAAATTTCCTGAAAAAGTTGAGTTTCCAGAACTGTCTATAATGACTTTTGGAGTTGCCTCTGTTCCTTTATAAAAAGCGTGTCCTCCTGTTGCTTCTGTTCTATATTCATTTAGTCCAGTTCCTGCATTATGAGAGATTGAGCCATAATATGTAGCATTATCACTAAAAACTATCTGTTTACTTGCATCAGCACTATCAATAACAACTAATTTAGATTGTGTAGGCAAATCAGTTCCGATTCCTACGTTTCCAGAACTGTCTATTGTTAATCTAGGAGTTTGATTTAAGAAGTCAATACCACTTGATATTTTAAATGTATCTTGAGTATAAACTATAGCACTTTCATTATCACTTGAATATAAATTTAAATATTCTTCATTAGTAGTATCTTGTATTCTTAAATATGGATTTGTTGCACCTTCAATACTAATATAATCGTCAGCATTTATAGCTCCTGTAACATTTACTCCATAACTTGTAGTTTGTAATTTTTCAACACCATCGTAATATAATCTTACAGTTCCGTTGCTTGAAGCTCTTAACATTGTTTCCCCTACATACGATTTTAAACTTAAAGTATTAGCTCTTATATCTAATTCTCCGTTTATTGTTATCTGAGCTTGGTCTGTAATAGAATAATGATATATCTCTAAATCTCCATCAGTTCCAAATATAGCTTTACTATCGTCTGCAAAAGTTATATCATCTCCTGCACTTACTGCTATATCAGTTCCCCCTGTAGTATTACCATTAGCTAATACTTCTGATAGTTCATTGTTATCACCTATAGCAGAATCTACATATCCTTTAGAAGCTGCATCTGTACTTGCACTTGGAGTAGCAGGTATAGTTACTTGGTCACTAAATGTTTTTACTCCACTAATAGATTGATTACCAGTAGTCATTACTGCACCTGCTGCTAATACATTAATGGCATCAGTTACATCTGCACCTGCTTCGATACCATCTAGCTTAGCTCCATCTGTTGCAACATCTCTACCATCGACTGTTCCTGAAAGTATTATATTTCCACTAAACGTAGCATTACCTGACGTATCTACGCTTAACCAATTTATACTAGAATTAATACCATCATAAATAAAAGATTTTAAACCACCTGAAGCACCTAACTGAAAATTAAAATATTTGTTAGAATGCTGATGTCTAATTCCGTTGATAACAGTATCACTCCCTGCTGTAGTTAACGTTATATAATGACTAGCAAGGAATTGACTTGTTGTTAATGTTGTTGTTACGTCTACGTTTTGTGCGTCTAAATCTCCTAAAATTAAATCTGCTTGAGCATATCCTGTTCCACTTGTATTTACTGTTGTAGTAGGTTCAACTTGTAAGTCTTTAAATAATCTATATTTACCTGTTAGAGCTTCTCTAAACAATCCTGAGTATAGTGTAGTAGCTGAAGGAGTATATTTGCCATAAAAACCTATATCAACTGCATCTGTAGAAGTGTTGTTATTTGCTAATACAATTAAAGGGTCTTTTACTGTTAATGTATCTGTTCCTACTGTTGTAGTGCTTCCTTCAACTACTAAGTTTCCTATGACTGTTAGATTGCTACCTATTTTAGCATCTCCAAAAACGTGAAGATTTAATCCTGTTTCTGGCGTTACACCTATTCCTATTTGTGTTGTTGATACATATAATGGAGTAATGTTTCCAAGTCCATCTGTGATCTGTTTTGCTGTTGTTCCTATTGCATCATTGTCTATTGACTTTAATAACGCATCATAAGTATTTTTTATTTTCGTGCTTGTTAATGTAGCCATTATTGCTTTTTAAATAAGTTAATAATTTTTTCACATTCCCCTCTTTAGGTCTGTAAATCTTCTTTATAATACCCATCCGTTAAATGTTGCATCTTTATCAGGATTTATATCCTCATTAGTATTACTTGTATATTCAGGAAATAAATTTTGATTGTTAGCCATATAATCTATAAATCTTCTTGTATAGTATTCTGCAAACTCTCTTTCTTTATTTACTAAATAATCCACTTCATTCTTAGATACTGTTTCACTATTTTCAGATGAATGCTTAAACACTCCTCCATTCTTTACCTGGTAAGCTGCAAATGGTAAATAATCTACCATAGCAAAATGAATAAGCATAGGTTGTATATAAGTGTTTACTAAACTTAGATAGTCACCTGTCAAAGTATCTGCTACAATATCACTACTGATCTTATTATATAAATCACTTCCAAGATAATTTCTAACGTGTATCTGTTGTGCTATTTTGATAAACTGTATAAATTTATCTACATCGACATTACCATCTATTATGGTATTTCTTTTAATGTCTATTGGTTTTATGAATAATGCTGTTGCCATATTTATTATCTTTATCTTGGATTTTTATAACCATTATTAGGCATATCTATAGGTCTTTGTGCCACCTCTTTTGGATTCTTATATTTTTTAGGAGCAGATGGACCTTCAAATCTTGCTTCTTTTCTATCATCTAATGGTAAACTTGATATTATCTTTCTTGCTTTACCTACAGATATTTTCTTATTACCTTTCTTTAAATAAACCCTTCTAAGCCAAACGTGTTTACAATTAGGACCTCCTTTATAAAGCCAAATATTCATCTTCTCTCTACCTCCTACACCAAATCCAGGATTATTATCTTTTTGTCCTTGTAAATCTTCCCATCTATAAACCTTACCTGACTTACTTGCATTTACCATTTTTCTACAAAATTCTCTAGTGTTAGATTCTATGTCACCTGCAAAAGCATATCTTATTCTAAATAAACTTGAATCTTGTTTACTCTTTTTTCTTGCATCTCCTGTTACAACTGTAGCAAATTCAAAATAGTTTTTTATCTGATCTTCATTTTCTCCTGCTATACTTTCATCAATTAATATCCAATCATCACCCATCTCATCACTATTAGAAATTAAATCATCTGCTATTTGTGAATGCTCCTTGTCAGTTGGATTCTTTTTAGATAATTTAACACCAGTTTCTTCTTCTTTAGTTTCCTCATCCTCTACATTATCTAATTCTGTAAACTCTAAAGGTTGTAAAGTTTTGAAATATAAATGAAGTGAGATTTTATTGTATGCTAGTATTTTATCAAAAGCATCTATCAAAAGATGTTGGAAAGGTCTTATGACAGTATTGTCCATAAGCGTAGAAGCTGTTTTAAGCTCCTCTGCATTGTTTCCTAACCCTGAGTTATCTTTTATACCTAAAAGCATTGGAGAAACGACCCTATGAGCTACCATTATCTTTTTAGTAGATTCTTCAGACAAGAATTGATACTGATTATGTGCATCACTAAGTTGGACAGGTTCTATACTTGCAGCACTCTCTGCATTATCATTAAAAGCTAATATGAACTTACCTGCATTACTTGACCCACTAAATTTGTTGTATATTCTTTGTTCTATAAGTCTTCTTTCCTCTGCATTAGGAGTACCATTATTAAAGTTAATTAACATTGATGGACTCATACCATTAAGTATGTTGTTTAAATGAAAGTTAGATACTTCTTCTTCAAGCTCTGCATATTGTAAACCTCCTTGATAATCTACAGGACTATAATAATAATATCCTGATCTGTATGGTTTTACATAAAGTATTTCTATAGATTCTTTGCTAAAACCAAATGCAGGTATTCTTAAAGGTTTGTCTGAAGGTCTAATCTTACTCCAGTCTTTCCAATAGTAATATGCTTCTATATCTCCTTTCTCATTACACTTCTCTGCTCTAAGTGTTTCTACAGGCATATGCTCTATCTGAGCAATCTTAGTTCTGTCTTTAGAATAAATTACCTGTATTGCACATTGTCCCATTAACTTTAAGTCGTATGCTAATCTTCTTACACTATCATTATCAAATAATGAAATCATCTGTGCATATTGATCTGGTTTTTTATTAGAATTAGTAGCGTCTAATCCTTTACCATATATCATAGAAGATACAGCGTTTATTATGGCATTGTTAGTTGGACTTCCATTATATCTGTCTATTAGATATTGAAAGTAGTTGTTGTCCTCTCCGTAAGAAATCCATTCTCTATTACTAACTTCTTTTATTTTAGGACTCGTGTAAGTGCTTAAATTTACTATTCTTAAATCGTTCATATTATTATGTAATCGTTATCGTGAGAACCAGAAGTATTATCAAAAGTATATTCACCATCATTAATTGAATAATAGTTGTTACTTGTTTGACTTATGGTTTGATCTGTGCAAAATATTTTATCTTTATAATAGATAACAGTTTCTACTAATCTATTTCTAATTTCCATTGTATAGTAACGACCTTCTTTTAAAACAGGGTTAAATGTTACTTGTATTTGTCTGTAATCATCATAAGCTGCAGCAGTTACTTCATCGTTAAAAACTTCCTCATTTGCTGCTTCATCTTTTACTATTAATTTATAGCTTGATAAAAATTGTCTTGGAATAACATCAATAGTTTGTTGAGAGCTACTTGTAGTTAATATCTTCATACTTATATATCGAAAAAAAAACTATATTTTGTGTAAAATGCAAAAAAAAAGAGGACATATAGTCCCCTTAATTTTCTAACTTAATAATTTATTATCCATTACTAGGAGTAGCAGGTGAAATCTTAGCTGCATTCACATTGTCAGTTACATCAGTTGAATCTGCAAGGAATGCAGGAGCTGATACTTCTTGAGCAATTAATGATAAAGAGAATGAAGATGCATCTCCCATAGCTGCTCCACTTGTGAATGAGCCACCAGATACTTCACATCCGTGTTCTCTACCCATTAAAAAGAAATTACCATTATAGTCCTCTATTACGATTTGTGGACGTCCTAAAGCTATAATCTTTAATTCTTCTTGTGTTTTACTATCTAATAATTGTAATGAAATATTTAAAGTTGTTTCAAAGAAAGTAGTACCGTTTTCTCTTGAGCTGTTTACTGCTGTGTCCATAGATGAACTTCCTTTAAGGTCGTATTGAAAAAAGTCAGGAGTTCCTCCTATATCTACTTTTTCTGCATCTGTGGCATTATCAGTAACAGTAAGACCATAATCTGCAAAGTAAACTGTTTTAAGTCCACCTACTGAAGATTTACAAGGTATGTTTCTTCCTGTTGTTAATGTACAAGCCATATTATTATAATTTTTATAAGAAAGGGTAAGCAGGTATATACCCTACCTACCCCTCTATGTTAAACAATTTATTAAGCTA